CGCCCTGCGTCCAGGCAGTGCCCAGCGAGCCCACCATCAGCAGCAGCACGTTCTTGGCCGCCTCGTTCTCGGTGGGCAGGCCCTTAGCCATGATCCAGCCGAGCACGCCGAAGAAGCCGAGCGTGATCAGGTAGGCGAGCACCTTGGGGGTGTCGTCCTTGACGGCGACCTCCCGTGCCCGTGCACTCGCGCGGTCCGCGGCCTCGGTCTGGAGGAGGTCCGTCTCGTGTTGGAACCCCAGGGCCTGCATCTTGAGGGCGAAGTCGTTCTCGGCGTTCTTGAGGGCCAGAAGCTGTTCAGGTGTGACGTTCTGGACCAGGGCGGCCAGCTGCTGGTCCGTGGTCTTGGTTGAATCGCCACCAAGTGCGCCAGCCAATGCAGAAGCAGCAGCCCCACCAAGCGGACCTCCCAGAGCGGTGCCGATGAACGGCGCGACCTTTTTGACGAAGGACTTCCAGTCGAAGGCGTCAGACATGCGGCACCTCAGTGGCACGGATCAGCCAGCCGCGGATGAATCGGGCCTGGGCGGGCTCTTTGTCCACCCTGGAGAGGTAGTAGGCCGTCGCTTCGTCCACCAGCCCGCGCAGCACAGCCTCGGGGCTGCTGGCATTGATCGCGGTCTCGGTGTTGACGCCGTATCGCCCGTCCTCGGCCAGATCCACACCCAAAGCCACCAGGGCCGCCTGAACCATGTGCACCGCGGTGTGCAGTCCGGTATTCACGGCCAGGTCGAAGAGCTTGGTGGCGACCCGCTGGTCGGCGATGCCGTCGAAGCGCCAGTAGTCGGCACGGTAGATGGCCTCTACCTGCTCGGCTGTAATCGCCTTCAATGCGGCTGCGTCGGGGATCCCGTGGCACTGAGCGGTGGCGAGCGTGATGCCCATCATCGTCGCGCCGCCGTGGTCTAGCGGGTCATTGGACCACCCACCTTCATGACGAAGGACCCAAGGCAGTGCTTGAGCGAGAGTGGCCATGCCTCAGAGTTGAGGCGCGGCCATTCCGTTACCTTCAAACGGCGGAAAATATTACGATGCCAGCCCCGAGTTCCACGCCCGGTAGACCACGCCGATGCTCACGTTGAAGTGTCGCGCCACGACCTTGTAGTCCCGGCTGGGGAACTGGAGGATCGCCTGATACCGACGCGTCAGGTGGAACCGCCGCAGGGTGGGCAGATACCACTGGCGCCCGCCGTATTGCTCCAGCAGCTGCTCGACGTTAATCTCGCCCGCGGCCAGGCGGTCGAGAATCTGGATGATGTCTTCGCAGTCGCTCATTGCTGCTCTCTCCCCCAGATGCAGATCGTCAGGCAGGCCGCGGTGATCGCCATGCAGCCGTGCTCCAGAGTTGGTGCCACACAGGCGACCAGAGCCCAGCACAGCGCGCTGACGCCCGAGGCGACGTTGGTGATGGTTCGAGGCTTCATTGCTTCTCCTTCGCTGCTTTCAGTTCGCGGATGTAGCCGAGGATGCCGTCGCCGGGAGAGCCGCCGATGATGGCGTATTTGATCAACTGCGTGAGGACGTCCACCTGGTCGTCGTTCTTGCCGCGCGGGAAGGCATAGAGCTCGGCCAGGAAGTCGGCAGCCCATGGCGCGTCCTCGGGGATCCAGATGCGTCCCGCTTCCCAAGTGGGCGCCGCGGCGTTGGCGCGGGTGACCTTATCCACGTCCACCTTGACCTTGACGACGGGCAGATCCGTGTCGCGCTCCAGCTCCTGAATGAGCGACTGGCCGCTGGCCTTGTCCTCCACCAGGAACGTGTCGGGGTTGTGCTTGGCGGCCATCAGCTTCGCCTGGGCCTTCAGCTCGGGGAAACCAACCTGCTCGCGCCAGAGGTCGATGAGCCAGAGCCCCATCATGCCGGGGATCTCGCACTCACCAGCCGCCGCGATGACCGAGAAGTCAGCGGTGCGCTCTTTCGAGAACGCGGTGTCGGCGCTGAGGAACTTCCGCGCAAACTCCGGCTCGGCCCCTGTCTTGTAGAACCTCACGAAGCCAGCCTTGAAGATCAGGCCGTCCTTGGGCGCGGGGCGCTGCTGAAGCTGGCCCGCAGAGCCAGCGCTGCCGAGGACCTTCTTCTGCGCCTCGACCACCACGGGGGGGAACCGCTCGGGGAACATGAGCTCGCCCTCAATGGTGCGGGGGTCCAGCCAGTTCAGGCCAGGGGTGGGCTCAGGGCCTGGGTCCTTCTCGGTCGGCGCCTCATACTCCATCCGGATCACCAGGAACGCCCAGTCGTCGGGGTCCTTCCCCTGCACGTGGCCGGTCAGGTCCTCCTCGTGCACCCGTTGCTGGATGATCACGCGGTGGCCGGTGCTGAGGTCGTTCAGCCGGTTCCACATGGCGTTGTCCCACCAGGTCATGACCTGAACACGGTCGGCTGAGCCCTCGTTGGTGCCGTTCGGGTCGTCCACGAACAGGTCGTCGGCCCGCTGGCCCACGACGATGGCGCCCGCGCTGATGGCCTGCCGGAAGCCGGTGGAGCTGTTCTGGTAGAGCGTCTTCGCGTTCTGGTCCTTCGAGAAGCGCCAGGTGGGCTTGAAGGTGTTTCGATACCAGTCGCTGTCGAGGAGGCTTCGGCACTTGATCGAGTCGCGGATGGCCACGTTCTCGTTGCCGCTGGCGAACAGCCCACGCCACGCCGGGTTGCGCACCCACTGCCAGGCGGGGAGGCAGACGCTGGTGATGGTGCTCTTTGAGGTGCCTGGGGGGACGTTGATGACCAGGTTGCGGATCACCCGGCCGTCCTTGACCAGCCGATCCTCCAGCAGGGCCTGCACGTGCTCACAGATCGCATCCAGCACCCACGACCACTTCAGCGGAGTTCCGGGCTCGAAGACGTGCCACGCCTGCCGGACGAACTCGGCCAGGCTTCGGCGGGCCTGCTCAGCCAGGACCTCCTCGAGGGTCGGCACCGCCAGGTTCACTTCGGGCCTTTCGCCTTGGTCAGGATCGCCGCCAGGGTGGCCAGCTCCTCGGCCGAGAGGGCTTTCAGGTCGACGGTGGAGGCCACCGGGATGGGCCCACCACCCGGGCCACCCAGCTCTAGGCCCTCGGTGAACTTCAGGCCCACATGCCGCCCCACCAGCTCGAGCGCACGGATCCGGGCGGCGTGGGAGGCACCCTTGCCTTGGCGGTTGGCCTCGAGCCAGAGGCGGGCGAGGACCTGCTCGGCGGTGACCTCGACCTTCTGCGCCCGCTCCTCCATCGCAGCTTCAATCCGGGCTTGAATTACAGGTTTCGTAAGGTTTTCGGCGCCAGTCTGGGCGGCTGTCTTGGGGCTGTATCCGGCTCGGATGGCGGCCTTGGTGGCGTTGAGGTCCACAAGGTATTCCCGGACGAAAGCCTCTTGCTTGGGGGTGATGAGCTTCATGCTGCCTCCTTGAAAAACTGCTGGACCCACCGAAGGGCCTTGCCCTGGCGGATCTGATCCGGGGTGAACTGAAGCACTCGCCAGCCGTTGATCACAGCCAGGTTGAGCTTCTCGGTGTCCTTGGCGATGCCAGAGCCTCGACCGTGAGCTCCGCCGTTCCAAGTGCCACCCTGAACCTCGACGAGGAGCTTGTTGTCGGGCCATGCGAAGTCCCAGCGGAACTTCCGGCCCGGGATTGCGCAGAACTCGCGCTTAAAGGCCGTGAAGCCTGCCAGGGCTAGTTGGGCGTGAAGGGTGTCTTCCAAGTGGCTCATGCGGCCACCTGTGAAGGGCGCGGGCCAAACCTGCGGATGGTGTCACCCAGCGCCAGCGCTTTCGCACGCGCCTCGGTCATGGTCAGGTCGTCGAGCATGATCGCGGTGCGCTCGGCGAGGAGGAAGTCCCAGTCGGCCTGGTCCACGTAGGTGGTCATGCTGCCGTCCCGCTGGGGGTACTGGTTCCTACATTGATTCCGGCGTGGTCAGGGTTCTTTTCTTTCTGCTTCTGCTTCTGCTTCTGATTCGGGGAAGGACAGGGGTATACCTTTCGAGACTCTTCGGCAAAGGCTTGCTGATAGCCTTCGGTCAAGCCTTCCATAAAGGCTTTCGCGGTCTCGATCACCATGGTTCGCATGGCGCACTCGGGAAGGAGGACGGAAGCCTTCACCCATGCCTTCACCACGTTGGGCGACTCAGGCTTGTTGTATTTGATGAAATTGGGCAAGTAGATGAAGCAGGCCCGAGGGTCATGCTCAACCATCCCGTTCAAAACTGCAGGCGTGAATGCCTTCTGGAACCGCTTCGTTTCCCACCCAAGTTCCTCGGCGAGACCGGCGATTGAGGCCTTCATGGCGCCGAGTTGGGTCATGTTGTGGTGCGTGAGCAGCATCAGGAAGACGAGCTTGCCGTCGTCGCTCAGGCTGCAGAATTTCTCGTCGTTCCAAATTCTCGTATCAACTTTGCGAAACATCAGGCCATTTCCTTCCCAATTTCCTCGAGCCGCTTGGCTGCGAGGCGGAGGGCGATGGCCATCGAATTGGCCTCTTCGCGATCCTTGGGGTCAAAGGTGGCGGGGGACGGGGTCTCTTGATCAGAGTGTCCGATCCAAACTCCTCCCGCTCCGAGGAGGATCTCGGCCTCGTCACTGACGTGTAGTGTTTGTGGTATCCATCGGGCCATTTCGGTCCCTCCTGGTTGTTTCGTTGTGGTTTCAGGCGCCATCACGACACCTGCTCAAGTTGCACGTCCGCCCAGTCCGTCCCCACCGTCGAAGGGATCAGCACCTCGACGAGGAGCCCCCGTCGTGTGAGCCGGTGAGCCAGGGCGTAGGCGGCGGCTTGTCCGGTATAGTTCGCGTCGTTGTCGCCGCAGATCAGCACGCTCTTGGCTTCTGGGGGCGGCTCCCATGCCTCGATGCCGTTGGCACAGATGGCACTCCAACAGGGCACCCCGAAGAGCTTCCCGGCGCAGATGGCCGTCTCTATGCCCTCGGCCACCCCCAGGCGCTCCTGGACCCCGCCCAGGCGCACGACGGCCTGTTCTCCGAAGGACATGCGGACGGGGTCGACGGGAGCCTTGCGTCCATCGAGCGTGAGGTAGGTGCGGTGTAGGCCGACGACCTTGGGGCCCGCCAGGTCGATCATGCGGGAGAGCATCGCCGGGTGGTTGCCGCCATCCACGGTGTGCTTGAGGGCGGGGTGGTAGCGGATGTCTTCCAGGAGGCCCGTGGGGTCACCGCAGCGCCGTTCCAGGTAGAGCCAGACAGGATCCCCGGGTGAGACTGGGCGCGCCTGATTCCACATCCGCCGCATGATGGCGACCTTGTCCTCAGTAGCCTTCTGCTCCTTGCGCTCCTCCACCTGGATGTTGCCGATGATGGCGTCGACCTCACGGGCGGCCTTGTCGAATGGCCAGTGCTTCAGTGCCATCAAGAGCGCCAAGCCTGATCCTGCGGGCGTGGGGCAGCCCGAGCAGTACCAGGTGCCGTTGCCCTCGTCGTCGTCGAAGCGGAAACGGTCCTTGCCACCACATATCGGGCAGGGCCCGTGCTCGTTCTTCAGGTAGGCTTCGTCGACCCCGAAGTGCATCAGGATGCCCCGCCACTTCCCACGTGCTGCGTCTCTCGTCTTCACGCTCATGCCGCGGTCCTCCTGTGCATGAAGGCGATACGGAGGGACTTGATCTTGCCGAGGGTGGCCCTGCTGGGCTCCACATGGGGCGCCGTCTCGATGGAGAACTCGCGCGGGGGCCAGGCGCCGGTGATGTCCTTGTAGAGATGCGCCGCACGGCCTGACTGCTTCTCGGGCAGGCTGTTCGCCCGGGCGTAGGTGGCCAGCTGGGCGTAGAGGTCGGCGAGGTCGGATGCCAGCCGCTTCCCACCCAGGACAATCTCC